GAGATTTTTTTTCTTAAATTATTTAAAATTTCTTCATTATTATCTTCATTTCTACTCAGTAGCAAATCGATTTCATAATCAAGATTTAATCCAGTATAAACAAGATGGTTATTTATCCATCGAGAAGAATAATTTAAACCTGGCATAAAAAAAGTATTACCAAGCATAAGAGTGTAATCTCTAGGACACATTGGAGGTGGATAATATCTCCAACCATCATAAAAATGATCTTCTCTATTTTGAGAAATATCTGTTCTTACTACTTGAACATTGAAAGACTCTAACAATTTGATAAGTTTTTGATAATCCTCTTCAGTTTCTATAGCAATTCTTTCCATCACAGAACGAACTTTGGGATTCTCAATAAAACTATAGAATTCTGGTCCGTAACTCCGACCAACTGCACATATTTTTAAAGGATCCCAATGTTGGTAGACCGATAACATACTTTAATAATTTCTTGGAGGTATAACAAAATCATCTGAAGAGATGATAGCATACCTATAATTATACTGATAACAGGCTCTTATTGCAAGTTCCGGATCTATTTCAACAACTTCCATTTCGGGGTGGTCATCTGCCTCTAAAAGTCCGGCAAATCTTTCTGCATCGTCCTCTTCTTGAAAAAAGTACAAGGTTTTTTCACCATTAGTATCTACAATGGCATATGCACCATCTTCTTCTCCGTATGGTGTTACCATGTACATATCATTCCATTTCGCAAGCTTCCTGGTAGACTTCTCTCAAAAGTGTTTTGACCTTTTCTTTATCTAGATCAAAATCAGAGTCCTCAACGTATTTATTTAAAATGGTGATCGTGTCTTCAACCTTTTCAGAATCAAACTCCACATCATCATCGTTTACTTCAAAGTTTTCAACGATCTTGATATCTACTACACCAGTTTTATAGATCTTGTCAACGAACTTTTCGAACTGAAGTTGATCAGACTTTTTACGAACAACAATCTTTACGATCTTGTCCTTATAAGGTTCTGCGTTGAACAGTTGTGATTTCTGATCTTCGTAATAAATTCGTTCAAACATCGTATAAGGATTCTGAACAAACTCAAGTTCAAAAGTTTCTGTATCAAAGAAACTAAAACCACGTTTGTCGTTTACATCATTCCAGAATAACTGATAGGGATTGCCAAGATAAAAAATCTTACCGTTGTTAGAACGAGTATGATAATGTCCAGAACAAACGATTTGAAACTTGTCAAGGACACTAGTTTCCATACCATGTTGTTGAACATTGCCAGGATAAACTGCGAATCCTTGTAGTTCCAAGTGACCAAACGCAGCTTTTGCTTTCGTCTTGGAGAGTTTATCTAATGTCTCTTCTTGATTCTCTGCAGAAATCCAGGGAATCATAAAGGTCTTTATTCCTGCAACATCGTATTCACCAGGACTGGAGATAGGAACAATGTTGTCATACTCTCTTAAAAGGGACTCAATGGAGTTGACTTCATTAGTGTTCTTGTAATATGCGTCGTGGTTTCCTACGATTTGATAAACAGTAATTCCAAGATCACGGAATCTGTCATAAACATTTTCTTTTGCCCAGTTCAGACACCAAAAATCAATAGACTTGCGACTATCAAATGCATCACCAAGGTGGATGCAATGTTTGATTTTTCTCTTCTCTAGTTCTGGAAAGAAAATATCCTCATAGAACTTTTTAAAATAATCATGAAATGTTTTACTGCCCTTACGGCCTCCGTAATGGGTATCAGTAATAAGTGCAATGGAACTCATTGATACATCTTTGTTTGAATAGAATCTTTAATGCTATTATAGTCGGAAGAGTTGCCGTAGTCATCGTCTACCGTGAACACTTCGTCATAACCAGACCTCTCAATGATTTTACTTCTGATCTCCATCTGTTTTTTCTCCTTCTGGATTCTACGGAGAAATGCATAATGAATGATCTGCGTAAAGTAAGCAAAAGGATTCGAGGATTTCTCAGGATTAAAATTATGAATGTACTGAACGCAATTCTCGATTCCATCACAGATCATGTCCTCACGGAACATGTAGTTAACAAAGTTTGGTTTGTAAGACAGGTGCGTGGCAATCTTCAGGAAACATTCTCCTAGGTAATTCGTAATCCTTGGTTTTGGTTCACCTTTTTCAGCTGCTGCAGCAACCTTTCTTTTATATTCTACAATTGCCTCTAAAAATTCTTTATTATTTACATAATGTTCTGATCTTTTTCTAGTTCTTTGCATAGTTCCATAAGTCCCTTTTATCTTAAGTTGTTTAAATTATAACATTATGAACAACTCTTGACAAGAGCCCCCAATACCTTGTACAATTACTCTGTGGAGTTTCAAAGATTAGCTATCTTTAATATCTTCTTTATAGAGTTTTTCAAACATTTTTCTTGCTTCAGAAACTGATTGAAAGTTATGATCTTTTTCTTCTGAGTTTTTAAAGTTTTTTTCTGATTTTTGATTTAAAAATTTTTTATACATCTCTATTATTTCTGGGTCACGAATTTCACTAATTGTAATTACTCTATCCATATGTAATAAAAATGTATCATCGTCAGAAAATTTTAACCAAGGATCTACTTTATAACCTTGCACTCCAATCTGTTTCATCACAATCACTTCTATAACTACAGGATTGTGTAGTATTAAAAATAATTCATCATCCTCTGAAGAAGGACAAACTGTTGATAATATTTCTTCTCCAGATATTAATTTAATTACTGCATAGAAATCGTCTTCCATCATTCTTTTAAATTTACCTGTACGAACTCATAGTTGAAATTTTCTTCGTTATAAATTTTAACTCTCTCAATTAAATGATTTAAAGTATAATTTTTTCTAGAATTTTTAGTGCAATCATCAGCAATGTCGTAAAGGACTGCTTGAGTTTTATTATTTCCTTTTCTTAAGACTCTTCCAATTGATTGGAGATTACGAATTCTAGACTTCGAAGGTGAAGCAAAAATAACATTGTGTAAATTCTTAATGTTAATGCCTGTTGAAAACGTTCCATAAGATGCGACAATAATTGCATTATCTTCTTTGTCAACAATTTCTCGAACTAGTTCTCTTTCTTCTGCACCAACACCACCGTGAACATAAAAAACTTTACGTCCATCCTTTACCGAATTATTTATTGATTCGTATAATGGTTGTCCATGAGATTCAACTCTTGAGAAAAGTACAAGAGTGTTTCCTTTGAGATCTAATGCAAGGTTTTTAATAAACTTATTTCTTTTTGGATGTCCAATAATGAACTGAACTTCATCCTCAAAGTTCTCAAATGTTTGTGGATTATGTTTGAGGATAATGATTTTGATTTGAAGTTTAGATAAATGTCCTTTGTCAATAAGTTCTTTAGTTTGGGTGACTTTGTATGAAGGGCCAAACAATCCTTCCAGAACCCATTTGTGTGTCTGAGTTCCATCGAGAGTTCCAGTAAATCCATAACGATACTTTGCATCTGCAAGTTTGGTCATGATACTAACCAAAGACTTTGACTTGAACTGGTGCGCTTCATCTCCAATGACTACATCAAACGCATCGTAGAATCCCCTAGGCAGTTTGTAGATGGACTGCCAGGTGGTAATGACTACAGGGAACTCATTCGTCTTCTCACGACCACTGTAGATGCGGTGGCAGAAGTCCTCAGCGTTCCATCCATAGTCCTGGAAGTCTTTGAACATTTGTTCAACCAGAGACGTTGTGGGAACTACTAGGAGGATCTTCTTATCTCTTTCTGCAAAGTATCTGACAACAGAATAAATCATCAGTGATTTGCCTGATGCAGTTGGTGAGATTAAAAGTTTGCGATTATATCTCAGAGCATCGTAGACTGCATCAACCTGATAATCTCTTGGTTTATGTTTAGAGATCCGAGTCATATAATCCTTGACTCCTTCATAAGAGATTAACTCATTCTCTTCTAAAGGAGTTCCATAGAACTTATTGTTTTTGAATTCTACGTTATAGTCCCATTTCTTTGCCCATGAAACTACCTTGTCTAGAAGACCTACGTAGATTTCTCCTGTATGTGTTGAAAAAAGACGAATCTTTCCGTCCCAATACTTGCTTCTGTACTGGGGCATAAATTTTGCCCCTGGTACATCAAAAGTAAAATGTTCGGATAGTTCCTGAAAGATATGCGGTTCGGCCTCAATCTTCAGAAAGACTTCGTTCTTTTTTGATATAATCAAATGAGACATAACATATAAGTTTCACCTATGGGTATTTAGTCTGCTAGTCCAATACTACTCATCCCAAATCTTCTTCCATAAAAAGGTTTGAAGTTTAAACCTGCTGGACTTTCTGCTTTTGGTGTTGCTCTTATTCCTTGAAGACTTCCACTACCACGCCTCTGAGGTACAGGTCTATTGTTCGCAACAGATCCCGATGTG